TGACGGCGGATAACGCCCAGAACGAGGCGGATAAAGCTCAGGATGCCGCTGATGCAGCCCAACAGACCGCCAACGATGCGCTTAACGCCGCCAGCAACTCGCAAGGCTCAGCTAACGTCGCGCAAGATACAGCTGATAATGCCTTGCTTGTAGCGCAGTCCACTCAGCAGACGTTCTATGAACACGTTCGCGAGTACACTCCTCAGATTGCCAAGGCGCTGGGAGAATTCGAGGCGGACAACACTACGGTGAATTTCGACAATTTCACTGATTCCGTCAAGTTGTACATCACCAGCCCTAACGCGTCCATTACAGGACCTAACGGCAAGGTTAACTCGCCGTTCTACCTATGGAACTTCACTACGAATGACCGTTCGTCTACTGCCCAGTTTGTATACGCAGCGAACGGCCTTACGTACAGCCGATATGGTACCATAAGGCAGAGCGACCTCGTCCCCGGCACCGATACTTACACGCTCGAGAACAATAAGAAAAACGCCATTCTCACGTGTAAGGGCGTCGCCAGTGGCATGACCATCACCAAGGGCGGTTCGTTGACCAACACATGGACCGCGTCTGATACTCATGATTCGTATATCGCTGGTACGTGGAATATCAAGGGTATCACCAACGGAACAATCGATCTCAACGGCGTTACAATCGCCAATTTGTCCGATACGGGATTCTATCCTACTGGACAACAACCACTACTGGAAGACAACACCAGCTTCGTAATCGAAGACATGACCTACAGTGCTGACGACGGCCTGACCATCAAGGTGACAGTCCATTGGCTGAATATCGATAGTCAAATTAGCTGGGACAGCTGGAAGGTGGACACGCCTGCAGTTGACAACGTGACTATCAAGTATAACTCGTCTAACGAGCTGCAGGCGAAGGACATCGCCATCAACGGCGACGAGAGCGACCTCGCATCGGCTCGCGGGCAGATTGGCAATGGTACCTACAGAGCCGTCACAAATACAACTGACTTCAACGACTACATTGAGTCAGGCATTTACAAGTTGGCGTGGAACACCTCGAGCATTCCACAGAATGCGCCGACTTGGGGGACGTCGGGCGTGCTGGTGGTCTACGCCACCAAAACAACCGGTGGAGATTTATGCGTCAAACAGCTGTGGCTGCATTATGGAGCGTACTCGTTTCTGCAGCGCCAATGCGCTGGTACTAATTGGAGCGCGTGGAGCTTCATCATTACCAACAAACAAATTGGTGATGGCATCCAGATAACCACTGATAAAATCTCCGTTCCTGAAATGGACGGGGCTTCAGCTTCGGCCAATGGCGCATCTGGCCTTGTCCCTGCCCCTGCTAAGGAAGACTTTAATAAGGGCGGCGCGCTGTTGGCATCTGGAGATTGGGGATACCCAGAAGACGTCTTAGCATCTGACTCGGACCAGATTGACACGGCCAAAACTCGCGGATTTATTGTCGACACTACCCAACCTTGGTACGCTGGTACCGCGGCTGCTACTTACGATATTACCGACTTCGACGATTTCACTAGACCCGGCCTATACCATATTCGCTGGCGCGAAGGTACGGATGCTGATGACGAAAATCCTGTAACAGCGAACAACCCGAATCTGGGAAAGGGCGGCGCAAGCTGGTTTGACGGCACTATAGAAATCAGACAAATTACTTCAGCCACTAACGTATCCTCCTATCGGCGTTATATGCAAGAAGTCACCTCATACGTGACGGCTGTGAATACTCCGGGCGCCGTCAACAGCAGTGGGTTACAGTGCGTTAAAGCCAGACGTGAATACATAAACGTGACTTCAAGCCCGTACTGGACTAAATGGCGCCAAGTTCCGTTTGAAGACCAGTTTGGCCCCGGCCGAATTGGCGACGCAGAAGTTCTGACCAACCCTAATTTCAACACTATTACCGTACCGGGCGAGTATAGAATTACTGGTTCGCCGACGAATGGTCCATCCCTTTCTGGTATATCAGGGGCCTCAATTGGCGTACTTCAAGTATCAGGTGAGCAAGGAAACGGTAATAGAATCTTCCAAACCATGATGTCGGCAAACGCCATTTTGCGGAGAACTTCTACGGACGACGGCGGTTCGTGGTCAGCTTGGCAACAGATAATCACTAGTAACGCCATTGGCAATGGTATTACCAACACCGGTGGCAAATTCTCCGTCGCAAATTATAAAGGAGCCTCGGCATCCGCTGCGGGTACGGCTGGCCTTGTTCCGCCAGCGGGTAAAGGCCAGCAAGCGCGGTTTTTGCGCGCTGACGGGTCGTGGGTAGACATCGACTCGGGCGAAGGGACGTACCTGCCGATAGCTGGCGGCAGTATGTCGGGCAACATCAGCTATGCCGCAACTAGTACGGCAGGCGGCGCAATCACAATCAAAGCCATGACTAAAGGCGTAGTCTATGTCACGCCGTCAGCAAACACCACTATTTCTTTTAGCATGCCGAACGATCTACGCGGAGGGATAGTAGTTGTTCTTATCTTGATTGACGGCGGCAGTAAAACGATTACGTGGGGGAGTAATGTCGTCTGGGCTAATGGCGAAGTTCCCGAGCTGACGGCTGACGGTACCGATATTCTCACCTTCTTCTTTGAGAAGGTAATCGACAACTTGAAAGTTGTCGGCGTGCTGAGCGCGAAGGATGTGAAATAATACAGCACTGGCTGACGTCGTACATTTGTTTTATAACTGCGCTAATGTCTACGTATTTACATTATACTTCGGCTCGTCAAATATCAATCAGTGCGATGATATGTTCTATGTAACCAATTCGGGCCGCCGCGAAGTTTACGCGCCGTTAAATTCTACGTCGTACAAGACGTTCCAAGATCAGGCGAGTCAAATGAATCTTACAGTACGAGGTTTTTAACCATGCGTCATATCACCCCCCGCCTTAGCGTAAAAGGAGCGTTGTGATGCTACCCGCAATGCTCCTCACAGGGCAGTCAAAGCCCGACCCCATTATTGAATGGCAGATGACGGCTACAACGATTACGGCGAACACGGGCAAATATCTTGCCGTGCCGCTGTACGTCGACCCTGAAGACCCGTCATCTGCCAACGTGGAAATTACCATAGACTGGGGCGATGGAGCGCAGACGGTTCTCCACCAGTCTGACTTCCCATCGCATGACAATCTGTCATTCGTCTATAGTCTGTGGCACGAATACAGCGCTGGCGGTAGCTATGTTATCAAGTGCTCGGCTAAAGAAAGTAGCTGGCGCAAGACCTACTTCATGACGAATACGCAATGGATTGAGTTGCCGGTTTCAGCTAACTATAACTCGCAAATTTACGTATGGCGTTCTCAGCAGGATACCCTAGACACGCCAATCCCGCCATTTAGAGGAACAGCGTCTATAATGGGTACAGCTTATGGCACTTGTGCGCTGTTTGAGAACATGCTGCGGTATTTCCTCTATAATGCGAGGTTCATGACTGCTATCCCAGCCGATTTGCTGGCGAACTGCGGGCATATGGTCAATATAGAGGGCTGCTTCTCAAATATGTACTCGTTGAGAACGATACCAAAGGGACTTCTTGACCCGCTGACGAAATTGAACGGCTGCGGTAACGTTTTCTTCGGCTGCTCGCTTATCAATTCAATAGACGAGGATTTACTCAAAGGTCCCGCCAGCACAGTGAACGACGTTACAGGCTTGTTCTATGCAACAGCCGTCAAGACAATTCCTGCTGGCCTATTCGACGGCTGCGTAAATATCACGAACGCGCGCGCTTGCTTTGGGCATACACAAGTACAAGGCGACGCGTCCGTGAAGCCGCCAAGTGCCTTATTCAAAAACTTGACCAAGTTGGAGAATATAAGAGACCTGTTTTCGTATTGCCTTAACCTGAAGTTCTGGACGTTCGAGTTCTCCTCTCCCAATATCTCGAACGCGCCGAACTGGGTGGATGTCGGCAGTAGCAACTTGAACCGCGCCGTAGTGCTGAGTGGCGCCGCAAACACAAGTTCAACCACATATAAAACGCTTAATGCGCTGAAAGACAGCCTCAACTATCTCATATCGTACAATTAGCAATGGAGAAACACCGATGGCCGCATATTATAATCCCACGACGCAGGAGAAGGTGGAATGGAAGGCGCTCTGCAAGCGCTTGAACGCATCTATTCCGCGCAATACGTCGCCCGTCAATGATGAATGGTACTTGCTCAAATATGACGAACTGCCAGCGACGCCTACTGGTACTCAGTACGTCGCCGAAGGTCCGATTGTCGAACGTGAGGGCGAGTATTTTCAGACATACACCGTTGAGGATATGCAGGAATCTGCCTTGAATGGGAGAACGGCAGTTGCAGCCAATGACATCCGCCGCGAGCGAAATTCTCGTCTGACGGCCACTGACTTCCTGCTGATGCCTGATTACCCGATTTCCACTGAAGAGCTGGCGGCGGTTAAGGAATATCGCCAGCAGCTGCGTGATATTCCTGAACAGGAGGGCTTCCCGTGGCCTGAAAAGTTCGTCACGCAAATCGACTGGCCTGAGCTGACCGTCAGTGCGAACATCAAAGCCAAGTTATCCTTCTAATGAAAAAGCCCCGCTCTCACAAGCGGGGCTTTTCTTTTATTCATTTACAGCTTGGCAAGGCACTCGTTTATGGCACTGCACACCTCGTATTCTACGTGCAATGTGCAAGCGGCAACGAGCAGTACAAGCAGGCAATAACCTAAACCAAATTTAGCACTATTCGTCAGCATATGGTCCACCACTATTGCTATCAGTACCGCCCCAACTGCCGCAAAACCAAGCGCCGCGCTGACAAGGCTGATAATCATAAGATAGGTAATCATTGCACTACCTCATCATCGTCATCGTCGTCTTCGCCTATGCCGTCATCAGTGAAGTCGTACTCGTTGACCACCGTGCGCGCTTCAAGCCCTCCCAAGTTGCACGGCAGGCCATGGGGGTATGTGAAGCCATCAGCAATGTCACAATGCCCGTCGTCGCACAGATAAGGGCAATTGCATTCGCTGTAGTAACACCGAGTGGTATGGCGCGAATGGAGCTCATGCGCGAAATCCACATAGCAGATAACAGTGCCCATGTCTTCACGCGAGCGCAATGGGAAGATATGACGCCTGCCATCATGCAGCAATTTCAGCTCATTCTCAGAAGGTACCCAGCGTATGGTGCCGTCGCGTTGAGGATGCTCGCCCTCTAAGAGCCACATGCCATTGTGCCGTACCAGCCTAACGCTGATGTATGTGTCGAGCTCGCTCAGTCCCATTAGTCGTCCTCGTCATATTCAAAAGGTTCAGCAGGCTGGTCCACCAAGACTGTGAAGTGTTCCTTCATGCCATCAAACTCATACATGGCTTGGAAATAGCGGACGTTCGTGTCTTCAAATAGTCGCTTATCAGCAGGCGACGCAATCCAGCACTTCCACAGCTTGTCAGCTTCATCAATCACATAGATATGGTCGTTATCGCTGGTGTACTCAACGCGCACGGGAAAGAATTGCGTATACGGCTCTACCATTCGACGCCCTCCACTTCTTGGTCAAGATCGATAATCAGCCCGTCGTCTTCATCGACATAGGCCATGGCGTACAGCTTGCGCACTTCATCCAACAGCAGAACGTCCTCTTCGCTCGCAGCGCGTTCAATGAAAATGCTCTTGTCTTCGTTGTACGCCAGCACAGATTCGTTGCGCGGAAATTCACTTAGCTGAATCTTAACAATAAACCAATCGGTCGCCATTGTTTACACTCCTTCCGCCTTAAGCTGTTGGTCATTCGCGCGAACGTCATTCATAAGCTGAGCGAGGTAAATCAACTTCTGCAGACCATTGGCGTACTTCATAATCGAGCTAGCCCAATACTTTTGCGGGCGCGTTTTAGGCCGGCAATAGTAAATGGTGCTGTAATTCATACCATTAGGTATAATACTGCGAGCGCCCAACATCGCGCCAACGACGGCGCAATTGGTGTCAGTGTCATAACCCAGCTTGGTGACTTCGCCCATGATTTCTTCAAAGCTGGAACCAGTACGCAGGCCAAAAGTGAAAGCGTGCCGCAGTGCATTCAGCACCCAACCGTGGCCGTCAACGGAAATTTCGTCATTAATGGCCTGTATAACGCTTGGCACAATGAACGCCCGCTTGCAGAAATCGAGCGTCATTTCTTTAATGCGAGCGGGCTCATAGCCTTGCAGAGCGTAGTACAAACCGGCGATAAACGCATGGTTGGCATCAATACAAGTGCGCGAGCGATGCGTCAGCTCAGCATCCCAAGTAGCCAAATCTTCGACGCGCGAAGCAATGCAGCCATTACGCGTGATTTGCGCTCCATAGTTGGATAAGAAGAACAGTGCGGCAATGGGCGCAACACGCATAAGCGCGCCGTTGCCTTGCGTCTGCTCATTAATATCGATGTAAGTGCCAGTCTGTTGGAGTGCCGCAGCAACAGTAGACCCGCAATCAACAGGCCGCGAGTAATACCAATCGCGATACGCCGTCTTCATGGTCTTCGCGAAGTCACCATGGTTGGTGACATCCGCCAAATCTTGGCCGTTCAGCACAACCTCACTCGCGATTTCATACACCTGCTGAAGCAGCAGGCTCGTCATTTCAGAATCGTCAGTAAGCTGACCTGCCATCAGCTTATGCGGTCCGCCTTCAATTGGCGCGGTCAAGCCATTGGGAAAATGCTTCTGCACCGCTTCAGGCGAGTAGAACTCGCAGCCCGCGCCAATGGCGTCACCTGCGAGTAAGCCAAAAATCATGTTTTCAATTCGAGCCATATTGAGCCTCCTGCTGTAACATTTTGGCGACCAACCCATATACGTAGGTTGCCTGCTCTTTGGTGGTGATATGGACGGTTCGCTTATCTTCAGCGCAAACAATAACAGGCTCGAATGCTTCAGATGTCAATGACGCCTTATGGCATACGATGACAGTTCCAGCCTGCACGTACTTGACGAGCGAACCTTCCAATTTCACCTTGTCACCAAAAGAAGTATACGCCATCAGCGAACCTTTGTAAACGCTTGTATGGCTGATTTTCAAAATAAAATACGTATCGAACGGGGAGCATGCTGGAAATTCGGACATTACCTCCATAAGATGGTGATGCGCAAATGAATCGCGCGAGCCGACTATGGCCCTCCCGTCGTCCACCATCAACACTGAGTCGCATGCGTACACGAGGGGCAACATCAGATATCGCCCTCATTGCCGTTCTTCTTGATGATAGAAGAAATGTCGCTCATGTCATTATCTTGATAAGTTTCAGGCAGAGCCTCGTTTCCGTAGTCATAATCAGTAACCGCAGCGCCAAGTTGCGTAGCCTTGACATCAGGGCGCTGAGGGCACTTATTGCACTGGCGATATGCTCCGCACAAGCTCTTAGCGAACGTGGCAGACAAGCGCCTGCAATAAATCAGCTGGTCAGCATTACGCTGCTTCCATTCGTCGGCGCTCTCGAACGTGGCCATTTTGTGCCGCTTCTCAGTTTCGGGGTTTTTGAGCACGACAAGCTCGCCAGCTTCATTCTTGAACACCTGCATATCTCGCTTGATACGCGTGTTGCTGGCGATACGCTCGCGCTCTTTTTGTACCGACTCAGAATCAACCCACGTGTTTTGTCCCCACAGGTTGGTAGGATAGACGCTCTGGCCTTTTTCCTTCTGCTGCTCAGCAACCTTGGCACTCTCCGCGCGCTCAGCTTCCTTCTTCTTTGCCTCCATAAGTGGCTTGTCGATGGCCATGGTTTGGAGCTTGTTGCGGAAGTGGTTCATGCTGCGCATGCGATAGTTCTTACGCAGCATAGACTTTTCTTTGCACTCATCCGAGCACCAGTCGTCAATGGGGTCGTCAGTGATGAACATTTCGCCACATACTTTGCAATACTTAATCATCAGGATTCTCCTCAATCTCTTCGTTCAACAGTCCTAAAAACAGCTGTTGCAGGTTTTCATTCGCTTGGAGCGAGGCCAAAATACGCGTATCAATGGTGCCATCAGCGACGATATGGTCTATGACGCACATCTTGGTTTGTCCCATTCGCTGAAGGCGTCCATTAAGTTGTTGGTATGTTTCCAAACTCCACTCGAGGCCTAACCAGATAATATGGTGGCCGCCAAATTGCATATTCAGCCCATGGCTCAATGACCGAGGGTGGACGACGAGCAATGGTACTTGTCGTTTATTCCAAGCAGAAATTATCCGCGCGGATTCGCCTGCAAGAGTTCCGCCAATGATGACCTTGGCATATGGAAATTTCTCCTTGATGACGTCCAGCTCGCTGCGGAACTGAATGCACACGATGACTGGTTCACCATCCAAAGCCTCGAGCTTTTCAGCCAAAGCGTCCAGCTTGGCATGGTTGTCCATCAGCACGTTACGCTTCTTGTCATAAACGCCGCCTTGCAACAGCTGACGAACTTTAATCGCCGCCGCTCCACGTCCGTTTACGGCCACCTTAGACCCGCGAATTTCAGTTACAAGGTCCTTCAGCAACTGCTTATAGCGCAGCATTGTCTCCTTTGGCAATTTCACCAATGAGCGCGTGTAGATAGGCTCGTTCAACTCCAAGTAGTCACGCGCGTTTAACCTAAACGTCAGTGGCGCAACTTTTGGAGCAATATCATCAACGGCGTTCGGCTTTGGTATGAACGCGAATTTGACATTGGGGTGCTTATCGCAGTAACGCTTTCTGAAGGTTGTAATATTCTCGCCTAAGGCCGCACCTTCATCCAGCATATAATACTGCGGCCACAAGCCTTGGATATGATTCCCTACGGGAGACCCAGACAAGCAGTAAATCCGCTTGAACACAGGGCGCATGGCGAATAGCAGCTGTGTACGAACAGAGCTGTGCCCCTTGAGAAACGTCGATTCGTCGAGCACCAAAGTCCCGCGCACGAATCGCTTTATCAGTGCTGGCGACTGCTTGTTGAGCCACTTCAGTCCTTCATAGTTGATAATATACACGTGGTGATGTTCACGCGCAACCAATTGGCGTGTGTCCCCATGCAGCACCTTGAAGGTCAAGTCTGGCCGCCACTTCTGAAGCTCCTCTGGCCACGTAATGGTAGCGACGTGAAGCGGAGCAACCACAAGCGTGACCTCTTTTTCATTCAGCAGGTGGCATAATATGGCGGTCTTGCCTAGCCCCATGTCAATGGCAAAGAAGCCCTTGTCATGCTCACGGCCCCAAGCAATGGCGCGCTTTTGATATTCTCGTAGCTGCGCCATCTACTTCACCAACGTTACGATAAAGTCAATAACGACATAGCTTGAATAAAAGCCTATGGCGGTGAACAATATTCCTATGACTCGGTCCCGCTTGCTGCATGATAGTGCTATCAGCGCGCTGCAAATGGTGTAGTAAAACGTGATACACGCGAGCAGGCAAGAGAAAAAGGTTACCCATTTGCCTATACCCATACGTTCCTCCTTTGTCGTAAGTCCTTGTTATTCTTAAAGATGCCTTATTTTATCATGTTTTCCGCTTGCTGTATACGTTAAATGCGGGCCAATTTATATACTCTAACTAGCTGTAATAACTGGCAATTCTATAAAACTCGTTTTAACGCGATTTTCTTAAGACGTGAACATTTATATACGAATTGAATTTCATAGGCCTTAAATCGAGTTTTAAGGCCTCGTTATTTTCGCTCCACCCGTAAAAATATGAGAATCGCCGCTTGGGTTCAAGCGGCGATCCTGCTTTATCACATAAATGTCAGGTAGGAGCCTACCAATGATCCGATGCCAAAGGCTATCAATATTTTTCCAATCAATCGTCGTCCCAAGTTGCCGCCGTACTCGCACATCAGCAACCCGCCAACTATCATGGTAAGGCTCAGCATCCGCAGGTAATCCATCTGAGACATGCTAACCTCGCTTACTTTACCATGGCCTCTGTGATGATGGGATACCCATAAATCCGCCATGGACTAATCTCACGGCGCAAAGGAGTTTCCTGCAGGCCCATCGCAGCACACCTACGCCGCCAGAGAACTTGCGCCGCTTCCCATGCAGCCGCATGGGACTCAAAGACGCCGCAAATTTCCTTGCCGTCAATCTTATGTTCAATCAGCACGTATACTTCATCCATTGGCTCTTACCTCGCGCAAAATCAGGTAGCAATTGGCGGGGCTGAAATCCTTCTTCACGTCCCGCCGCCGCAAGTGGCAATACTCGTACGTGGTGCCCAAGTTGGCGGCTTGAGAATCCGCCCACTCGAGGAAGGTGTTGGGACTCTCCAGCCATGGCAAATAGATACGGTCCCAGTACTTGACAACCAACGCTTTGAAGCGTGACAACTCTCGCCCACGCTCATGCCTTAACGCGAAGACGCTATGGACGAGGTCATACTTGTCGCCATACTTCGCACGTGATTCGCTCAGCGGCTTCTTACTCATGAGCTTGTCCCGTGCTCAACATATCGAGTATACGCCGCAGTTCTTGGCTGGTGATGGGGCCGATGCAGTCAGCGAAAAGTTCCTCTTTCACGCCTTCTTCGCCGTAAACGAGGAAAGGAATCACGTTCAGCGGCTTCTGCTGGTCAAGGCTATTGAACGTATGCAGGTAAAGAGTGTGCTCAACGGGACGATTGAGCTTGCGAGACAGCCAGAACTGATGCGCAATCCGCCAGTAGGTTTCAGTCACCTTCTTGTACTCAGGCTGAACGCCAATGAACATGTCAGTGAAATATTGGCGATTGGTCTCGAACGGGCAATTTCTCAACGGGCAATTTGCCTGATTCTGACGATAGTTGCAATTGCACATGAACGCGGCTTTGGTGGGGTCAACAGCCTTGATAGCCTCATCAGGCAAAACAGCATTCACGCCGTCACGATAGACATACGAGTCAAAGAACTTCTCAAACGCCGCGTCAGCAGCGCGCAAGCCTTTTTGCAAATCCATACAAACCTCCATACTGTTTTTCAATCTATACCATGAATATCCGACAATGTAAACGCGTTATATGTCCATGGCGTCCAGTTTGTCATGGCGAATTCTGATAAACCGAGGATGCCGCATACTCCCATATTCGGTCAGCCCCTGTCCAGCAATTTCGATAGTATGACCGATGATTAACGATTTATCGTCCCACAAGACTTTCCGTAGGTAGTCAGAAAATCCTCCCCCGACCTTCACCATAACGCCGTTCAAGTCGACGATGACGCCGCCAAGCATGCCTTCATACTTGCCGCGGCCTTCAAAAACGCCAGTGACCACAGCGTCAACCGTGAAAACTTCCTTCAGTTTCATCCAGTTGTTGTTGCGCGCATTGGCGTATTCAGAGTCGGGCACCTTCAGCATGAGGCCTTCATATTTCTGGTCGATGGCCTCATGGTACAAGCGCAAGGCTTCGTCTTCAGAGCGTACCAATTGGTGCGTTACGAAGTGGACCGATGGATGGTTCAGCTCGTAAACAAATCGAGCCGCATCTTCCAGCCGTTGGGACAACGGCTTGTCAAAATCGACAATATCGAACACGAAGAATTCGGCATCAGGCGTTTCATTGTATGAGCGAAGCGCGCCAGATGCTGCATTGAACGACTTGCCCTGCACCATCAGCTCACCGTCAAGAATCGGCGCTTTCATGCCGATAGCTTCGCACAACCAGCCAAGGCCATGGAATTCCTGCCCAGTACGAGAATAGAAGCGACCGCCTCTATATTGGGCGCGGTCTCCATCGTATTTAACGGACGCCAGCAAAGGATATTTCGCCTTGTTGGGGTCATACAACTTAGCGAGCTGCGCATCTATGGTGTAGATAAGGCCGGGAAATACCTTGTTGATGGAAGGTACGCCCAAGCCAAAATCAAACGTCCTGTTAATGACGCAAGCGACAATATGCTGACTCGCCAAGGTCAGGCCAGCAACAAAGGCGCGAAAAGCGCCACGCGTAGCTATGGTGCTGCTCTGCTCGAGAATTGACAATTGCGCCTGCAGAAGCTGCGGAGTGAGCTCAGTAAACCCGTAAGTCCGTGGAACGACGAGCTTCGACATACCATACGAGTGGAAAGGCGAATACGCCATTTCGAGATACGGGGCGAGCTCAAAATATTGGCTCAAAATCTCCTTCTTGCGGTTTATGCTGCGTGCGCCGCGAATCTTCATGACGCCGTCCCATAACTGCGCAGTATCCATATTTCCCTCCATAGATGTTGTCGATTAAGTCATCCACCTCAGACTGCGTTTTCACAACCGCCACGTTGGCGCCGTTGTCTTGGAGCGTAGACAACACCACCTTCTGAATGGGCTGGAGTGTCCCTTGCGGCCGCTTGACCTCTACAAAGACCACGCAGCCGTAAAGGATAACCACTCTGTCTGGCCAGCCCGCCATAGATGGCGATATGAGCTTGGGGCAGATGCCGCCTTCATTCTCCACGCGGTTGACCAAATACCCTTCAATTTTGTTCTCAGCATAACCCATGGTTAGCCCTCGATATTCTGCTCAAGAGAACGCTGCCAAATCAGCTCTTTGTGCCTGCGCATGAGACCAGTGAAAATGCGATAGCACACACGCTTATTCGCCTTATATTCGATTGCAGTCTTGAGCAGGTCCAGCCAATCGCCAAGCTCGAGGTCTTTATTAGCCCACAGGAAGGTTTGGAGATTGGTGAGATTCATGACAGGGCGAACATACTCCATTCGTGATTCGCCCGACAACAGCCATTTGTCAAAATCAGCCAAATACTTCTCGAATTCTTTCATTACTTCATTATCCATCACTTCTTATAACGCGGCCCAACCCAACCGTCAGCCCGCAATGGAATGTCCTTCGACCACTCAGTGCCCTTGCACATGCACTCGAGCATCAGTGCAAGCCGCTCATCTGACCCATCTTGCTCTTCACAGATATTTTCATCATAAATGGAGCCAATGATAGTGAAACCATGACGCTCAAGCTCGAATTTGCCATCATAGAGAATATCGCGGCCCAACGCTTGGATGACGTTTTCAGTCAACTTGCCCGGCGTGCTGTACTGGCGTACGTAAGTTTTGGTCTCTTGGTCGATGCCAAGGTAGGTCAGCGCTAAGCCATACTGCCCATCTTGCAGCTTGGGGTCACGATAATACATCGCCCGCCCACTAGCCAATGTCATCTGTAGCCACTTGGCGCCAGCGCGGTCTTTAATGACGCGGAAGGTCGTCTTATACGCAGTGAATGCTCTGCCTTGGTTCGTGACCGCATTTTGTGCGGCATCCATCAGCTTATACCATAAGCGAACAACCCTATGGTACTTTTTGCGGTATCCTTTAACGATGGCGTCAGCTTGAGGCAAGCTCAAATCGACACCAAAGCGAGCAGCATAATCAACAAATCCACGCGCGCCCATTCCATAGCCGCAGCCGAGAATGCCGACTTTGCCCATCTGGCGTTGGTCTTTTGTGACCTCGTCATATGGCACCCCATAGTTAAACGATGCCATATCTTTGTATTGGTCAAACTTGTCAGCGAAACGTTGGCAGGCTTCCCAATCCTCCGCCAGATATATGAGCAGAATATACTCAATGGAGGAATAGTCTGCACACATGATATGGTAACCCGGTTGAGCCTTAATCATCGAGCGGATGAGAGCTCTGGCGGACTTAACTGGGTTGTGCTCGCAAACAGACAGATCAAAGAAACTCGCAATCTCGCTCTCTGGGTCGCTGACACTCGCGCGCGGCAGGTTGAGCAGCTGAAAGCCCATACCTGTGATGCGTCCAGTGTGAGCCCCGTAGTAGCGCGAATTGTCGTACATGCGGCCTTTGCTGGCCATGTTCACGATTCGCTTGTACTTGCCGATGGAGGACAGCCCAAGGCCCGCTCTCATCTCAATCACGTTCACGACCGCATCAGGCAGAGTCAAGAAATCCGCGTCATTCATGAGCGCTTCAATGGTGTCCTTCTTGAGGTCAGGTACCAACTCAAAGCCCATGGTGCCATTCACGAAGTTCTTAATCCGCTTGACCTGCGTTACTTTCTCAACCGCGCCATTGGTTACCCGCGACAGAGTCTTGTTCTGCTCGTCTAGGTAAACAGTGGTGACTTTGAGAATTTGCTGCGCCTCGTCAACCGCGACTGGCAAGCCGCGCTGATTGATTCTGCAAGTAAGTTCCCAAATCGATTGCTCACGGTCAGACAGTCTGTCTGCCGGCAAATGGCGAAGGACAGCAGCTGTCGACTCGACGTCTTGCCTGTTATACTTGATGTAGTCTTGCCAATATGGACCAACGCACTGGTGCGGTCGTGCTTGCTTGAACATGCCAATAAGCGTCGACCCTGCTGAATCTTTCAATTCTTCTGGGCAGATAGCCTTGGTAGCGTTCATCAAATTCTGAGGCAACCCATATCTGCCACACAGCGCTTGCACGTCCACCACTCGATTGAGCGGCAACTCAATGCCAAGGCACGCGCGAGTAACCGCAATTTCAAATTGCGCGTTGAAGGCGTAAATAACCACATTATTGAAGATTTCCGCTGGAAATGGCCCGTCGTGACACGTCCACGTTTCGACAAGCCCATCATCAATCTTCCATGACGCGATTTGGATGTATAGACTTGGATCAGCGCAGTAATTCGCGCGGCCAGCCTCTTCAAGGTCCGTATCGCAGCCTGTTTCATAGTCAAGAATGAGCTTTCGCATAACCACCTTATACCATGAAAAGAAAATAAAAAGAGCCCCAATTTGGGGCTCTTGGAAAGATTATTTACAGCAGTTGGTCTTCAGAGCCCGTGGTTTCATCCCATGGGGCGCCTGCAGATTCTTCCTTTTCAGCGAAGGCGCTGAAGGCGCTTTCAGCCGTGCTGCGGCCATCCATGCGTTCGCCGTCCTTAACAAACATAATGTGATTCAGCGCGCACCCAATGCCAAACGACTCGTTGTTGTACGGGAAAAAGCCCAGATCGCCGCGGCAATAGCACCCAGAGTAGAACACCTCTGGACTGACAGGCTTGGCGAAGCGGTCAACGGTACCCGGGGCGTTGATGCTGGAAGCAGTGATGAAGTAATGGCCACGATAGCATTCGCGTCCAGCCTGCTGCTCGGGCAGAGCTTCCTCATAGTATGCGTCGCCGTCCTTGAAGGGACTATTGAACTTGGGAGACTTGACGCCCGCAGCAGTGAACTTGCCCTTCTTGATGCCAGCATTGACGGCTTCCTGAATGCGAGCCTTGAACCAATTAATGGTAGCTTCATCATCCTTCGGAATGAGGAAACCACACGAATACTTGACGGTTCCGCCGCGGGCTTCACGAGGCTGGGCGATGGAGGCGTAAGTAATGCGAAGAACGTTGGTAACGGCCATGGTGAATTCTCCTTTATCTAGTTGTTATTGTTGGTATTGGTGTAACCGTCTGCAATCCGCTGGTAGTTGACGCGCATTTTCTCGTTAAACGCGTCCGCAAACTCATCAGCAGTTATGCCAAGTTGGTACAGCAAATTGATGTAATGAGCTTCCCACAGCTGAAACAGCCGTATGTCAAGTTCTGATACGGGTTCTGTCACGATAAGCACCATATGCGGCTGGCCAATTTGCGACGTTACCGCCATCAGCTGCTCGAACATGGACATGCAAATATCGCGCTGTTCCATCGGTCGAGTAATTCGCAGTTCATCGCAAAAACCAGCCCGCTCAAGCAGAGCAGCCAAATCTGGTGACAAACCGCTTTTGTCTTGGTCGCCGCCAGTTATCCATGTCAAACCAGCCGCGCCAACGAGATACTCGTAGAAGAAGAACACGTCAACGGCTTCTTCTACCAAATGGCGCTTGTTGATTTCTTTGTAGTCAGCAGGCCGCCATGGCTTCCACGGAAGCTCGTTGAGCACTTCGACAATTTCAACATTCAGCGCGATAGCTGCTTGTTGGCGCGTCAAAGGACACTTGAGCTTTTCATGGTAGTCAGCTACCTCTGACATCAAATCAATCATATTGACAGATGCCATACGCTCACTCCATTTAAATGATTAATTGATGATTTTTAAATAACACGCAATAGAATTCTTGTAAATAATTTTCTGAAAATTTTTTATGAAAAATTTTGTTTAACCGCGTCAATAGCTTATTTGACCATATAAAACACGCCGTCGGCGTTATTACCAGCTGGTAACGTTATAATACCCTCCACGTGAGACCATCCAGCCGTCCCACGTGCCAATTTCCACGCCTCATAACCCGGCTGCCTCGTATGCTGCATGAAGAATACCTCCTGCACGCCAGCAGCAATCAACTGTTTGGTGCAGTCCTCACACGGTTCGAGCGTGCAGAAGCATATGCGATGGCGTCCTTCCGCCTTATTGCGCAATTCGCCCAGCTGCTGAAGCGCGCAAATTTCCGCATGGATAGCAGGGCATGAAAGCCCGTCCTGCTTGCGGCAATGACCCAGCGCCAAGCACTGACGGCGTTCGTCAATATTGGCACCATACACAATTTCAGGGTGCCCTGAAATCGAGCAATTGAGAATCACGCAGCCCACATGCTTATCGAGGCACGTGGAGTGCATCGCGGCCTCCTTCACGCGCTTTAAGTGCTGGGCTAAAATAGGCGAAGCGAATAAGTACATCCTTTTACTCCAATAAAGAAAACGCGACGCAACTCGCGCCGCGCTATCAACCATTATTCTTTGAACCACACTTTACCGCAGGTCATTTTGCCTTGCTTGCACGTCTTGTGCATGAAGCAGTCTGGCCCAACATAATTGAACAACTCGGGAAACCACTTCTTACACTCGACAAGCACGCGTTCGGCCAACATCTGCATCTCGAGCGTGTTGCGCAAGCATAAGCGCAAATTCAAGAAATTCACTAATTGGCGCGCGTTGGTGGTGACCACAAGATTGACGCCAATGCCTTCTGGCAGAATCTGACGAGCTTCAGACTTGTCGATGCCTTCATCAATCAACTGGTCATACAGCCGCAGCGTCTGCTCAACATGAGCGCGAACAATAGCATTTTTCGCCATAGCTTCGCACATAAACACGGGATACTCGTCATACTTTTGGTAGTGTTGGCTCGAGCTGGTCGGGCTCTGCATGCGATGGCGCAACAGCTGCAAGCTGCAAGCACGAGAAATATCAGTAATTTTGAAAGTAACCGTGGCATGCTCAAACACGCTGGTGTGGTTAGCCTTCAGCAAGTATTGCGCGAGCGTGGGACTGTCAGATTCATTCGCCATCTGCCGCATCGTCTGACTGCTCGCATAGCACACGAGCACGTTCGGATTGGCGGTTTTATTGAGAATAACTACCTGCGGGTCATAAGCGTTAACCATTATTATCCTCTCCAGTTGGTATGTTATGGCGAGTCAGCCAATGCAAGAACATGGCGTTCGCGGCGATATGAGCCGTGTGCTGCAAGCCGCTTTCTTCATCAATGGGCTCTTCTTTCAACAGCGCCATACAATGGCGTAATAGCGCAGCGCGATAGCGAGCCACTGCATTTGGCACTTTCTGCCAACTGTTGACGTCGTATTTCTCCGCACCAAACGTCAGCACTTTGCCAAGATCTTCAATGAAATACGGGTCAAGTAAGTCAAGCCGCGGCTTGCCGCCGTCGAACTTAAGACCCACTGACTTTTCTTCAGCCATAGATACCTCACTTGTTTACGACCAAAAAATATATTAAATAAAAAAGACAAGAAAGTAAACAAAAAACACGCGGCTAGTGAAAGCCGCGTGTTTACTGGGAATGAAGGAACGTATGGAGGAAGATGCGAAAAGCTATGAATTAGTTGGCGCTTTCGTCGTCGATGGCTTCGCCGCGGGACTCACAGAAGGTGAGCAGCTCAACGCGAGCTTCAGCGAGTTCGAGCTTGGCACGGGCCACACGCTCTTGCATGACGGTCAACTCGTCAACTTCAGCGTCGGCGGGAATGTTGTCAAACTTCTCGACAGCGCGCTGGCAACGAATGACATCGCCCTGCGCACGCTCAATCGACTTGCGAAGAGCGGCGGCCTTCTCTTCAGGCGTACGCTCGCGAACAGGCTTCTTGGAAGACTTGCTGGTGGCCTTCTTGGCGGCCATGTAGTCGGCGTAGCCCGCTTCGTCAGTGATGTAGAACACGCCGTTTTCGTCCTTCACGGGATACTTGCCCATGAGACGAAGCTGCGCAAAAGTGGAAGCGATGGTCTTCGGCGTGGTGTTCAGCGCTTCTTCAAGCGACTGATTGGTGGCGCCGCCTTCGAGAATGAGGTTGAGGACCTTCGTGCGGAGATTGGTACGTTCAGCCATAGTATTGCTCCTTTATATTGTTTGTTCTATTGACCGCGTGGGCAAGCAGAGAAGCCCGCCTGTTTTCGCAACCAGCTAAAAAACATTGCCTCGGGCCAAAGCCCACGCGGCTCAAGCACAAGCACATTGAATGCGTGCGGCGCATTCGTGCTGCTTGATGAATTCAGTATATACACATCCAAGAGGTTTGTAAACGCTTTTTTGCCAACTTTCTCAAAATTTTTTCTTCTTTTTTCACTCCCTCTTTAAATTGTTAGTTTTGTTTAATCTTCTGCAGAGTCTGCAAAAGCTCCAAATGCGGTTTCCGCCGTGGTAATTGGTTCGCGCGGGTCACTGTCATGAACCATGACGGGTTTGCCCAGCGCCTTCATATAAAGGTTGCTGAAACCGTCAACCTTCTTCATACCGAGTTTTTCAGCCTGCGCCACAGAAATCAGCTTAATCTCGTACGGCTCAATATCCGCAGCCTCAAGCGCCCTGACTACCTCGAGTTCAGGAGCAGCCCAGCGGCGACTGGAGCGCCCATTAACCACCTTATAACCGGGGAACTGGCCAATAGAAGCCCGCTTGAACGCCATAGCCTTAATTTCGGCAATGGAGCTTTCGAGCTCGTCCAGCTGCTTGAATGCCTCGACCAACGCCAAAGTGGCGGCCTCGTCTTCGGCGGAAATTCCATTCTTGAGCACGTCAGCATGCTCATCACAGAACTTTAAGACCTCGGACGCCATATGCTGGTGCTGTTCCATGCGTGCCAAGCACATGCCCGCAGCGCTACACCAACGGCACTGAGCTGCACCCGGGTTGAACGTAGGTTGCTCGCTCTCAGCATTCTTAATGGTTGGCATGAGCTCATTGTGCAGCCAATCAAGCAGGTCTTGCTTGGATAATGCCCACGCCTTGAAATTCTCAAGACGGGGCTGGACGATATGGAGCGTAACCTGCTGGAGGTCGAACAAGGCCATTTCTGCCAGCTTGCCGAGAGCATACGCCTTCAACTGGACATTGTCTTCAACAGCCACAAAGACCCCGCCACCAAACTTCCAATCGAGAATATGCAGCGTAGAACTGGCGACATCCGCCATGGCGATGTCTGGCGTGCCGTAGACCTGCGGAGCACCCCATGGTGCAAGAGTGGTTTTCGCCTCGATGGCGAGCGTCATATTGGGATTGTACACAGAATCAAAGTACGTGATACACTGGTTCACCAACATCAGCTGCTCTTGGGAGAGCTCCGCGAGCAACTTATCAGCGCCCCCATTTTTTCCAGAAGTCCGCATACGGACGACTTCAGCCATAATGTCGTGCAGCTGAGTGCCCTCAGACGCATATTTGGATGACCCAAAGCTGGGATATTGCTCGCACATTTTGACGCTGGCAGGGCAAGCGATGATCCTGCTGAGCTGACTAGGACTCATCGCAGCGTGCGCATTTGCCATAAAAACCTCCATATAAAAGGTAAGACGTCGCCATGGTGTCATGGCGACGTCAAGTTAATGAGCTTGGTTAGAACGTGGCGCGCCGCACAAAGTGGTTGTTGCACTTGGTGCAAACGGATTCAGTGGGCCAACCAGCGCGGAAAAACCACTGAAAGAGCGCATCGATAACCCAAAACACGCCGCAAGTCAAGATAACAAGCAGCCAAAACAAAGGCTTGAAGCGGCGAGTGGGCTTGTAACCAGTGTTACCGCAGTAAGGGCAGGGATGTCCTACATACACTTGAGCCATGGTAATTCTCCTTATTTAAAGGTTAATCGTTGCGAAGAGCCAAGCGCAGCATGAAAGGCGCAGCGAACGCCATCAAAGCCTCCCATGGCTGGTTAGTCAAACAGAACATCACTAAGAACAGATGGCACATAATAAACGTCTTCTTACCAACCATGATAGCCTCCAACTGGCGTTTTCGCGCTTCAACCACGCGTTGATTTCTATATGACGCGAGCCAATGAAAAAGTAAATGCCCTCGAGCTAAAAATTTGTAAAAAATTTTTGAAAAATAATTTGAGCCGCGCCGTGTACATTCGCCCGCTCGCGTGGTATCTTGTTCTTATCTTAATGATGGAGGTAATGTTATGGACCAGATTACAGTTGACACCAGCATATATGAGTTCACCAGAGAAATCAAGATTCGTCCTACTGATAAGACGATTGATGCGCACTGCGTGTACTGCCTGCATACTGATTACAACTTTTCTAATAACTCCGATGACTATGAAGAAGACCCGCACGTTCTTATTGAAGAGCTGTTTGTGCCGTTCAAGTATCGCCGCCAAGGCATCGGGCGAGCTCTGCTCAGAGCGGCCGTCAGTGATGCCAAGAAGCGGTATCCGAGTATGGCGATTAAGCTGGTAGTCGCGCCGCTGTCGTCCGAGATCGACCACGATATTTTGGTAAACTTCTACGAGTCTGAAGGCTTTTTAATCGAACAGGACAACATAATGTCTTACTGCCAATAGAGGCCACCATGGAATTAACCGTTATTGAAATGGGCAAAGATATCGTCGTTACGGCCGTAGACCATGAACTGGACGCCTATTGCGTATTCTGCAAACTCAACGCCAATCAAGGCCATGATGCGTTCATTGTCATAACCAAGTGGTTTGTGTCGCGTCAATTTCGCGGTCGCGGAATTGACGCGAGTTGTTTAGAGCAGCCGTTCGTGAAGCCAAAACCAGATACCCCGGCTTGTTCATTCATATTATAATCCCGCCGCTTGATGAAAGCATGAATTACAGCCGTTTGGTGAAGTTCTTCAGCAACGAGAATTTTCTCGTCAGCGCCGTTGATAATGTGGCCTCTTTAATTAACTAACCTGCACAAAATCTCGCTAAAAATACGAATGCCGCCAATGCGAAACTGGCGGCATTTTTCTTATACGTAACGTACTGAAATAATAGACAAACCTTTTAAAACTCACAAAAATCAGAAACGCGAGCTATCCTATACAAAATCGATTTCGCAGGCCTTAAATCGAGTTTTAAGAGGTACGATTTTTTGAACTCGCCCGTAACTCGACTAGAAATCGTAGGTTTCCACCACCCTGATGCCGCTCTTCGTGCTCTTCACGTCGACGACGTACTTATACGCACGATATTGGCACCAAAAGCCGTCGTTCATCAGCTCGTCACGTGAACAACGGCACCCTTTCTTGCGCAAACGCCTGTGGAGATTGCAGCAGTATATCACGAACGCTCGCGACTTAGGAGGAAATCGCTCGACCTCCTCCTTAAGTCTGCTTATTTCCACCTCCCGCACAAGACGATGCGCTGTTTTAAAAATGGCGTATAAAGCCAAGTGGTTAAGCATAAATCAGCTCGTTTGCAGGCGGGGAAGTTTGTGGTACTCTACGCCGAACTGGTAACCTGTGTAGTCAGACAACAGCTGCAAATATCCGCGCGTACGGATGCATCCATCAAACTTCGCCAGCTCTTGAACTTGCTCCACAGACAGAGGCAACGGGTAAAGCGTGTGCATGGTGCCAGTGAAAATAACGCGAATGAAGCCGTCGTCAATGTTGCAGCAAGCCTTGTTGTACTTGTAAATATCCATGAAAGGCTTGACTTCCATCAATTCCGCGCTCGGTTGCCATTCGTAAATGCGCTCAACAACAGGCCTGCAGACGTCCGCTAACAGCGTTTTGAGCTCGGTCGTATATCCATACGAGTCAATCCCGCACAGGTTTTTCAGCCTGCGAGAGACGTCAGAGTAGGTGAAAACATAGGGGTTGCTGGCGGAAAACTTCCGTGTGAAGTAGAATCCCGCATCTCCTAACGAGTCAAGAGGATGGAGTTTTTGCAGAGCGTTTAGCATCAAGTCCATCATTCCCTCGTTATACTTGCGCGGACGATTGCGGTTCGACAGTGTCAACCAGCGCGCTTTATTGCTCAAAATGAGCTTGGCGTCAACTTTGTTAACCGCCGTATAGCAGTCCAGCAGATGCGGAAATTTCTCGATAAGCTGACCGAGGGTGGGAAAATCTTCGTTTCTACTCATTGCCAATTACCTCCGTAATGCCATTAAAGGCGCCATTTTTGAGTTCTTCTTCAGCCACTGGTAGCGGATAATATGTCCTATAGGACCGCTGACGTTGCAAACGCACGACGCCTTTTGTGACGTCCAGCCACTTTGGAAGGTCCTTTCTGCCAATCAGCGGCTTCAGATACTCGCTGCAAAGTGTGGTCAGCGCACGAGTAAGCTGTGCTTTTGAGCGTATGTCAGCCGTCATATTCGACCGCCAACGTATCAGCCCTTGCGCTGTTTTCAAACTTACGAGCAGGCCGCTACGCGATGGGTCGCCAATATTGAGCAAGTAGTCAGGCTCAATTTCGATTGGAAACAGCTCCGACAGCTCAATATCTTGACTGTTTTTGGCCATCAGCTTAGAGTTTTCTTCGTTAAGCTGAGCTACGATTTCTGGGCTGATAAGCCATGGTTTTTCGCCTTTTTGGCAGGCGGTTTGGTACTCTTTGTACAGGTTTTTGTAAAACGCCCGCCAATTGAAAGCGTTAATCACGCCCCAGTTGAAACCGCTGACGCGAATAATCCACAACCGCCTAGTACCGCTTTTGGTCATCGTTAACGAATGTTCGTTCGTTGAACCAAACACCATGGCACGCCGCGGAAGCGTGATTGGCGCTGTTTCGTATATGGGCGTGAACTCCATGAAGTTCTTGGTGAGCATGTCTTTGCAGAATGACGAGGCTTGGGCGTCAGAGCCAAGAATGCCGTCGAACTCGTCAATCACGAGAATAGGCTTGCCCGCCAAGGCTATCTGGAAGTCACGATATTCTTTGGATGCCGTAAGCGGCATCGACCACGTGGACACAAACAGCGGGCGCACATTTTGTGGTATAATGGAGTTGAAGAACCCGCTTTTGCCGCACTGCTCTGGACCAACAAATATGAGCATGCCGCCGTTCATGTCATACGGCCCAACAAATTTTGCTTGAAGTTTAATGATGGTCATAAACGTAGAATACAGCAGGTGCTTGGCGAGAGCGACGTCTTGCTGTGGATCTAAGTATATGGAATCAAACACTTTATCGAACGTGGCCTCTGGGTCGTCGTCAGCGGTTTCGACCCATTGCATGAAGATGTTGGCATCCTCCCTGCCAAGTTCGATAGCCTTTTTTCGCAGCAACCCAAGGCATTCTTTCAGCCTCTGCCCATAGATGCCGCTTCGCGGATACAGCACGTTTTGGATGAAATCCGTCAACACTGCATCAAGCGTTCTGCCATCAATGGGGCCATATAAGGCGGGCAGAATGTCGTTGTTTTTGACGATTGACTGCTGACACATGAGGTCTTCATCGCCCGCCAAAAAGAATTGCGTGCCGTTCTGGAGGATACGCAAATGGTAAAATTCCGCGAACCCCCATACGTTACGTGTGTTGCACAAGTCGATGCCTTTGGCGGTTCTCACCTCTGGCGTGTACTTTACTAGGTTGTAAAGCGCCTTAATGGTGCTCGCTGAAACACCAGCGATTTGCGTCGTGCCAAACGAGGCCCATTTTTGGCTGACCGCGTTCGCGTCATATGAAGTGGGGTCGGTGCGGCTCCACTCGTCGAATGCCTTAAACCCTCCATTGGTATTGTAAAGTGAATGGATGCCCATACCAATACGCAGCCAAAACTCATAATGGCTGTACTCGGTACCCGTCAGCTGAAGCCACGCAGCCTTGACACGCTCGGTTTGGCTCAGCGAAATACCTGCCAACATTTGGCGAAGCTCTGCCAGCGTAATGTCTTGGTGCGACGCCGCAAACGCTTCTAATGCTTGAACTTCGTCTACGTTGTCCGCCTGCAGGACCTCAGGCGTGAGCGTTGGCGAAGCTGTTGGCAAAAAGGCTGTGTGGTCAATCGTCGTTAACCTACCAATAGACCGCTCGTGCACGTTGCCCGTCACTCGCAAGGCGTGCTTGCCGACGAAAATTTCGCCTTGTACGCCATACTTGCTTGGTATGGTATACTGCGCTTTGGCGCCGTCCTTAGCGCCAGTGGTTAAGTAGAAGAGATGAATACCATTTCCACTCAACGAATACTCTGTATAGGTTGGCGGGAATTCTTCTGGTATCATCAGTCCGTGGTCGATGTCGATTACGACGAGTTTGTTCTTTGGGCTCGTATACAAGCCAAAGGATTCGCCGTCGACATCCGCCAACGTCTTGCCCGTTTCTTCAGACCCCTTCACGCCCCACTTTGGCCGTTTGCCTGTAAACGACGTCCAGAAAGGCAGGCTGGCGAGATCTTGCGGAATGTTTTTTCGCATAGAACCTCCAAGAACTTCATCTTATCGTAAAATGAAAAAATGTACACATGAAAATGGAACAGGGCGAGCCGTCATCTAACCGTCATCAGGAACCATCAGGTGTCATTACGCGTAACGAGCTGTTTTTATTAGTTAATGGCACCTGATTGCGTAATCGATGACACCTGAATGACGCCTGCGATGACACCTGAGTGACGCTCGATGGCTCATGATGGCGGCCATGAGTTTTCACGCCAAACTACGTTACCATGGGTTAACGTGAGAACTTTCTCGAAAAGGACTGTTTACAAAAGGTTTACAATGTGATATGCTTTCTTTAAAGTCTTTAAAAGGCTTGGTTTTCTTCATGAAAACGAAAGATGGCCAATATCGTGATTCGCCCGCAACGCGAATGCGTACAATGGCCCCACGGCTGGAACTAAACAGTTAACCATCGCACGGCCACTGACCGATACATCTGTAACTGCCATATTACTCTGCTGCAGGTTCGCACAAGTACCAACACGTGTTAACTGCACTACCTAATGGGTAAGACGGTGTGCTTGTTGACAAACGAATAGCGAAAACGCAACATACTCTTTTTCTTGACTTTGTAACGTTGCGAGCGAAAACTAAAAGAGGTTCTCGCTCGCGACGAAATTTTAGATGCAAAATTTTTACCTCTAAGTGCTTGAAATAATTGATGCGCAACAATGCGCAACAATGAGCAACAATGAGCAACTTGCACATTTTGTTGCTCTTTCATACATTTCAGGCACTTAGAGCCAAAATGCGCAACAATGCGCAACTTTTCGAGCTTTGCATAATTTTTATGTGAGTATCATTGTTACTTAAAGGTAACAATGAACGTAAAAAAGAAGACTCCTTGCATAAAGAGCTTTTTGAAAAAGTTGCACATAATTGCACAATTGCACAAATATAGAATAAATATACAAAATAATTGAATAAAAAAAAGTGCAACTGAAAAATTTAGCTGCGCATTACCGCGCAAAACGCGCACATTCAATAATTTCAAGCATTTAACTTACTAAATATTTAGTAAAACTCCGCCGATTCTTCAAGTGGTTGGAATTATTAATGGCATGTTTTAAGGCTCTTAAAACTCGATTCTACGCGTGTTTCTATGGTACGTGGTTAAATCCTCACGTTTCCTATAAAAATGCGTAGAATCGAGTTTTAAACGCGTTAAAACTCGAATTATGGGCTTTCGTACGCGTCGTATGGCCCATGGCTCGCGTCTTCTCATGGTATTATGCCAAATTTCCATACAATTCAATCATTTATACGCGCGTAATGCATAACATGTTGGAATGTATGGAAATTGACCGAATGCGGATTGCCGATGCAACGTGCTGGTTTAATTGGCAAACTCTTAAAACTCGATTTGAGGCCTCTGAAATTCGATTCGTGTATAAATACTCGCGATTTGGTTCTTTTGAGCTCTGTGCGAGTTTTAAACGCGTTAAAACTCGAATTATGGACCTTCTTTGTACGCGTATCACGCATATCGCGTGCGTTTTACCCGATAAGGATACGAAAATGCGTAAAATCAACGCCCTGATAGTGCACAATGCGGCTACCTATGACACCATGGACATCGGTGTGGAGGAAATTCGGCAGGTACACATAAAGGAAAATGGCTGGCGTGACGTCGGCTATCACTATGTGATACGCCGCAACGGCGTCATCGAGAAGGGACGTGACGAGGCCACAGTTGGCGCGCATGTCGCTGGCCACAATGCGAATTCCATTGGGATTTGCTTGGCGGGCGGCTTGAGCAAGGTAGACGGCAAGACCGTGGAGCGGGCCAATTTTACTGGCCAGCAATACGATTCCCTCTACAAACTCCTGACTGAGCTGATGGCAAAATACCCGCTCGCGAAGCTCTACGGCCACAGTGATTTTGCGAACAAGTTTTGTCCCGGGTTCGATGTTCGAACTTGGTTCAAGAACTATTAGCAGGCGCAACGAGCCTCGTCTGCTGATTGACGGCGCCTCTCCTCGCCGTCACTCTCCTGCCCTTGCCCGCCGTGTATCCTGCGCACGGCGGGCTTCTTTTTAAAGTCTTGAAATATATGGAAATGTAGTTCATCGGGCATTCCATGTATCTGAATTTGTTGGTGTTTCATAAGTATTTGAAACGTTTAACAAAGGACGAACTGATGAAGAACAAGTTGGCTATGTTGCTTGCGTTCGTGATGATGCTGACAGTCTCTGCATGCAACGCGGACGAAGCCGCCATCAACGCGAGGAACTCGCTGCGGACGGCGAAAGTGACATATGAAACGGCAATGGAAGCGTCCGTAGAACTCCACAAAGCGGACAAACTGACCGACGAGCAGATGGCGAAAGTCAATGAAGCGGCGGTCATTTTTGTGGACGTTTACCTCATGGCGGTTGACGCGCTTGACACCTATGTGACCACCAACAAGGCCCTGTCCGAGCAAGATTTGGCGGCCGCTGTTGACGCGGTTACTGACGGGTTGAACACGTTTATCAAGAGCCTTGTACAGCTGGGCGTGGACATTAAAGAGCAAACTGACGCCAAGGGGTAAGCCATGAAGGTATCGGACGTCATCTTCATCCTCGATCTCGCAATGTCGATCGGTATTCCGGCAGTGCGAAAAATCGTGGAAGCATGGGACAAGGAAACGGTCACTCGCGAGGACATTGAACAGCTTCGCGGCATCAAAACCCCCGACCAGTTCTAAGAAAACGGTGCCCATATATGATTGAATCGTTTCACAAAGCGATGAACGCGCTGTCTGAGAGTCTGCCGTGGATCATAATGGGTGCCGTTGTGGGGGCTACTATGAACGCGCAAGTGACGAACAGCCCAAGCCTCTGGGCGACGGTACGCGGATACATCGCCAGCTTAATTTGTGGAATTGGTGTAGGTACGGTCGCTGTACTGATGGCGAAGAGCAGTGGAGTAACGAACGCGGACGCAATCGCGTACATAGGCATGGGTATGGCGATGTTTGGCAAGGACGCGTATCCAGTGATACGAGAACGAATTTTGCGGGCATTGCCGAGGAGGCAATCGAATGGCAGTAATGACTGACACTGACTTTGAACAACTGCTGATGCTCATCGTCAGCGGTAAGTCGGTGTCTGAAGCGAGCGTGGAGCTCGGTTACGACGACCATGGGTCAGCCTTGTGGTTTTACTTGGATGACGGAGCTGACCCATCGCGCCGTGAAAGGTATATGATGGCAAGACGGCTGGCGGCTGACGCACAGTTTGACCAAATTCTCGACTTTGAGAACAAAACCATTCAAGAAGCCATGAGTCCGCAAACGCTGACGGCAGTTGTAAACGCGCGTAAATGGCGTTTGGGCAAGATGAATCCGAAGATTTACGGCGATTCGCAGCAGCTGAATTTGACAAGCTCGGATGGCTCTATGTCGCTGGCGGCTAATGCGTCGCTGGTGTCCCTCTCGTTTGAGGAACTCAAGAAACTCGCCGAATCGCTCGGGTAAAACCATGGGGCTTCACTTTATGAACAATTTCAAAGGCTTGCGTAAACGCCCGCGCTGACGACGTTACTTATAAGTAACGCGCGGGCGCATACGCATGCAAAACTTCCCGGGTATGTGTATGAAACAGGCTCTTAAAACTCGATTTAAGGCTCGTGAAACTCGATTTGTGTATAAACGCTCACAATTCGAAAATTCGCGAGTTTTAAAGGTTTTACTAAGTATTTGAGCCGCTTACGTGCCCGTAGGAGAGCGCGATGTGGGCGACTAAGGAGCAGATGGCTCGCGACGTGCGGCGCGAGTTGGCGCGCAGAAGTTTTGAATTTTTCGTACGGGAGGTGACTCCCAACTACCTTATGGGCTGGGTGCACAGGAAAATTTGCACCGAGCTCGACCAATTCTTGCAGGACTCTCTCAATGGGCGTTCGCCCAGACTCATGATAATGATGCCGCCCCGCTCTGGTAAATCGGAGCTGGCGAGTCGCAAATTTCCAGCGTATGCCTTGGGACGATATCCCGACCTGCAGTTTATCGCGACGTCATACTCCGCCGATTTGGCGAGCAGAATGAGTCGTGATGTTCAGCGCTGCATAGAGAGTTCCGAATACACGAAAATTTTTCCGTCCACTAGACTGAGTTCTGGACGTGACGGATACAGCCGAACGACGGACCTGTTCGAGATTGTACAGCACAATGGGGCATACAGGTCAGCTGGTGTTGGCGGCGGTATTACTGGCATGGGCGGCAATATCTTGGTCATCGACGACCCCTTTAAAGACCGCGAAAGTGCTGATTCTCCAGTCCAGCGACTGAAAGTTTGGGAGTGGTATACGTCGACACTATATACCCGTCTTGCTCCGGGCGGAGGTATATTGTTGATAAATACCCGTTGGCACACGGGCGACTTGTCAGGGCGTCTGCTGGAGATTGCGGCCAGAAAAGACGAAGACGAGTATGCCGAGCGATGGAAAATTGTGAGTTTTCCCGCTATTGCCACCCAAGACGAGGAGTTTAGAAAAGCAGGCGAACCGCTGCACCCAGAGCGGTACGATTTGCCTGCACTCCTCCGTATCAAGCAAGCAATCGGCTCTCGTAACTGGGAAGCTCTCTATCAGCAAAATCCCGTTCCCGACGGCGGCGCGATTTTCCTCGAGCGCTGGTTCAAATTCTGGTTCCACTCGGACCTGCCTCAAACGTTCGACCAAATGGCGATTTCGTGGGACTTGGCGTTTAAGGCATACGATACCAACGACTATGTAGCTGGTACCGTATGGGGCAAAAAGGGCGCCGATTTTTATCTGCTGGACATTCTCCATCAGCGCTTAACCTTCACGCAAACCTTGGCGGCCATACGTGATTTACACACCAAGTGGCCCAAGGCAAAGCGCATTTTCATTGAAGACGCGGCCAACGGGCCAGCAGTTATCGACTCGCTCTCACGGTCGATTCCCGGGATTATCCCAGTAAAAGCTGATGGGTCGAAGGAATCGCGAGCGCACTCGGTAACTCCCCTGTTTGAAGCGGGCAACGTCTGGTTGCCCCACCCCTCGCTGCATCGTGATGTGCAGGCGTTGATTACGGAATTTCTCCAATTTCCTTATGCGGAACATGACGACTTGGTGGACAGCACGACGCAGGCCATTCGAGAAATGACGCGTCGGCGTACTCTTGCCTTAAATGCCGAGTTGGCGAAGCCTGCGCCGACGGCCTCTCTACTAGGAGCGTTCTCTTATGGACGATAAAAAATTTAGCTCGCTGAGACTGTCGCCGGCGATGCTTGACGAGCTTTTCACGCCGACAGCACCAAGACAGTATACGGTTGACGAAATTCGGGAAATGTTCAAGCCCGCCGCCACACTTGGTGCGGCGCAAGATGTCCAGCTGGCCATGGACCAGCAGCTAATGGACACGGGCGTCTATTCGCTGATTCAGCATGCGTACAACTTGGGACAAGGCGTTGCGCCCCAATTTATGGGGTATGGTGCATTGCAAGGGCTGGCGCAAAACGGGCTTATACGGGCATGTATTGAGACTGTGGCGGACGACATGGTCCGCGAGTGGATAGAGTTGAAGAGTTCGGATGACTCGGTTGAGCCTGAGCAAATAGCGCGGCTTGAACGGGCTATGCGAAATTTCAACGTGCGGGACGTCTTCCATGAGGCGGCAGAATACGTGGGGTATGAAGGCGGCGCGATGATTTTCATTGACACAGGAGCCGCCCCTGAAGAACTCGAAAAGCCCCTCAATCTGTCCGAGTATTCTATGGAGCTCAGGCAAAACAAGTTGAAGGGCTTCACGGTTCTTGACCCTGTCAACCTGTTCCCGGGCGACTATAACTCGCTCTATCCGATGAAAAAGGACTACTACAAGCCCAAATACTGGTACGTCCTTGGCACTAAAGTCCATTCATCGCGACTGATTCGCTTGGTGGCGAATGAGTGCCCGACGCTCTTAAAGCCTGCGTATAACTTCTTCGGTATCCCTCAAGCCCAGTTGTTGTATGACTATGTGCTTCACTTCCAAGACTGCCGAATCGCCGTAACGCGGTTGTTGAAGAAGTTCTCGTTGCTCACGTTTAAGACGAACATCGGCGAAGTTCTTTACGCACAGGGCGGTACTCAGGAAATCGACGCGCGCATCAACTTTATGTTGCGGACGATGAACAATCAAGGCGTCTGGGTAATGGACACGACCGAAGAAGCTCAGAAGCTCGAAACACCGCTCAGTGGGCTGACGGACATTGTCAAGCAAAATCTCGAGTTCCTGACAGCCATCAACCGCACGCCTGCGGTCAAGCTGTTGGGAATCAGTCCGTCTGGATTTAACGCAACTGGTGAAAGCGACATACGGAACTACTATGACCATGTGTTGTCGCAGTGCAACAAGGTGTTCCGTCATGGCTTGGAGACCGTGTTGAAAATCCTGCAGCTCCACTGCTTCGGCAAAATCAACACCAGCATCGACTTTGACTTCAAGCCGCTGGGACAAGAAGACGAAGCATCGTTGGCGATGACTCAGAAGACCAAAATCGAAACGCTCGCTACGGCAGTTGGTGCGAACTTCATTACCGAGTATGAGGGCAGAGCGGCGATTGCGAACGATCCCGATTCGGGTATTGACATTGGGGCTGAACCGCCGCAGGAGCTCAAGGACAAAATTGAAGCCCAGCAAGGCGGCGAAGACCCGATGGCTGGCATGGGGGCCCCCACTGACCTTGCCGACCTCATGGGGCCTACGGGCGAGCAGGATGACGAACCTCAACCTGCTGTTCCTCAGGCGGCCATGTAATGGCGAAAACGCTTCGTCCCATCAGGCCTAATGCGGGCGTTCGAGTGATGTACGGCAAGGACATTACTCAATTGCTCAAGGCCATGAGCAAGGACTTGGAAGACATTATCTTCAGGACGTACTCCAAACAGGAGCGCAAGTTTTTGCCGCAGGTCGCGCAAGATGCGGCTCCTGTTCCCGCCTTGACGAGCGAAATTTCGAAAGCTATGAAACGCTGGATGCGGCGATGGGATATTGCCGCTCAGCGCATAGCTGAAAATTTCGTAAAATCTATTGACAAGCACTCGCTGAAAGCCCTTGAGTCCGAGTTAAAGCGGGCTGGTTTCACGGTGAAGCTGGACAAATCCTTCCGGTCGAACACCATGATACAGGCCCTCATCAAAGCCAACGTGGCGTTGATCAAGTCCATACCAGAGCAGTATCAGACTGACTTGTATGGAATAGTGATGCGCGGCATCACGGACGGCGTAGGCGCTCAGGATATCAAGAAGGAAATTCACGGGCGCTATGTAAAGTCTGAAAAGCGCGCGTTATTTATCGCCCGAGACCAAACGAACAAGGCGACGGAAACCATTAAGCGTGAACGTGATATGGAGCTTGGTATTACTCGGGCGATTTGGATTCACGTGCCCGGGTTGAAGACGAGCAGAGCCTCCCACAAGAAGATAAACGGCAAAGAGTTTATTCTGGCGGAAGGTTGCTATGACGAGGCGGAAAAGCGCAAGGTCCACACCGGCGAATTGCCTGGCTGCCAATGCACCTACAAGGTCATTGTCGACGAGTTCGGCGACGATTGGGATAAAAAATAGCCCACACTCAACGTGCGGGCTTGGCTGTATGCGAAGTATGGGCGATTCGAGTTATTGGCTCGTTTCGCCTCCATCGTCTTCGTTCTTGCGGTCATAATCGTATACGAGCTCGTCGTCGTCAGTATAAACGAACTTTGACGTGCGAGCGGCATCGTCTTCGCGCATGGTATCAGTCTGTGACATGGTAAACCTCCATTTTTCTTTTAATATATAGCGTTAATGAATAAATGTACACAGTTTCATGGAGAAAAATAATGGGCCAGAAAACGCTTTGGGATTCTCTCAAGAGACTGGCGAAGGACGGATGGATTACCATCAAGCCGAATGGCAGGCGTAACAAGGGCCAGCCTGTGTTGCTTGGCGAGAATGGCGAAATTCTTGGCGGCATGGGCGGCAAGTTTAACGGCCTCAAGATGAAGGACGTTAAAGACGCCAATAAGAAGCTCAAGCAGAAGAACGAGTACGCCAAGAGCAGCCATTCCAAGGGCGAAAGTCCTGAGTTGTACAACGCGCCGATTCCTTCAGCCGCTCCTAATGCGCCGGCTATCCCAGGCGATTACAAGAATTCTCCCGATTTCAAAAAGCTGGCGCCTGACGCCCAAACCATGGTGAATCAGACGGCGGCGCACATCAAGAAGTTGCCGCTCGCCAAGATGGCAGAACACGGTCCCGCCCTGTATGAAGAGCTCGACAAGGTGATTAAAGAGCTGGCAAATAATGGTTCCAAGTTCGATTCCAAGGTCTCCGAAATGGTGACGAACTTGAACATAGCGACCATGTCCGCAGCGACTGCCACGCCGACGCCTCCCAATCAGCGCAAGCCGTCTAAATCGGAGACCAGTCAGTTTGAGGGCTATGACAAGCTATCGAGCTTGAACGCGAGCGAAATTGATAAACACGCCAAGGTTATCAATGAGAGCAAGGCGACGCCCGAGGACAAGGCGTTCATGATGGACGCGCTGAGACAGGCAACGTCCTATATGGCAGAGAACGGAATGGACGCGCCAGTTGCAAAGGTCTTGAGTGGTATCAATGGCGTTTGGGAGGCGTCGAGCAATCCCGACGCGCTCAAGAAGGCAAAGGACGCGTTGTCTGGTCTGCTTGGTGAGATGAATGCAACCGTAGAGCTGGTGAACGCCGGCGGAACATACGCCAGCAAACAGGAAGCTGCCCAGCCTAAAGCTGAAATTCCAACTGCGCAAAAAGCGGATATTTCCCAGTACCAACAGTTTGCTGGTTATAACGGCCTTGACAAGTACACCAAGAACTGGTTCGACGAAAAAGCCGACGCGCTGATGAAGGCGGATATGAGTCAGTCCGATAAGGACATGCTGACGTACGGCATGCAGTTGGCGCTCCAAAATGGCGTCGATCCCAAGAAGAAGGCTGAAAAGTACGGTGGCAAGTTCTTGGGTAAAGCGCTTGGCGTGATGGATGCCATTGGTGGTATTGCGCAGGCCACTAAGCAGGGCAATCAGAAGATGCTCGACTTCTACAAGAATGCCGCCAAGCAGTCAATTGAGGCGCTGGGTGGGACTGTGCAGGGCGCGTCGAATACGCCAGCTGCCACCACCACACTGAGCTCGGTATCTTCGACGCCTTCCCAAGCGCCCTCCACGCCGTCCCACGCGCCTTCAGCGTCCGGTGAAATTCTGCCGAGCCAGAAGGGAAATCTCAAGGATTACAAGAATTTCACCGGTTATGACAAACTGAATATGACCAGCAAAATGGTTCTGGACGACGCCGTTCAGAGCCTCCAGAAGGCGATGTCGGATATGAATCTGGACGTCGCCGATATGGCGAAGGTCACTAAGGGTGTTCAGACGGCGCTCAGTAAGTCCGTAGACGGCAAGCTAGGCGCGGACGTTCAGCATATGCTGACGGCGGCGAAGAACGCGGCCAAATCGCTCTATGGGTCTAAAGCGTATAATGACAATATGGTTAAAGCTCTCAAGTACGCGAAACAAATAGAGCAGCAGCCGACGCCCGCTGAAGTACAGCAGAAAGAAGCTACCAAGCAGGCCGAATACCAGAAACAACAAGAGTTCAAGAATACGCATTCGTATACGCAGCAGACAACGGACGCTGACCGCAACAAGTTTGACTATGCGATGAAGAAATTCTTGACCGACGAAGCCAAAGCGGATGTCGCTGCGATTCCCAATACGCTGCAGAACGGAAAGTTCCTTAAAACCAAGCATAAGAACAAATTTGAACAAGAGCTTGGTGAAGGCGGCGAATCTTACAAGAAATATTCTGGTATAGCCTATGGGCTGATGAACTCGAGCGATAAAAACCTCGCGACCAAAGCCCAGAATATTGCCATGGCAGTAGCTAACGGGCATATGGATGGTAGCAAAGCTATTTCACTGCTTCGCAGTATGGATGCCATAGGAAAAGTCAAAGACTACACTGACCCCAAGAACGAGCCTCCCGCATTCACCAGTATCCACAACGACGCTGTGCACAATACTGGCGTATTCAAGGCGTCTTCTTTATCACAGCCTATAAAAAATGCAATCAAGGAGTATACTGGTCCGGCCTATGCTCAGATTAACGGTACGCTCCGTACTGGTAAAAAGCTGGGTAAAAACAGTCAGGAAGTGGTGAATAGGCTGAATGAGGCGTTCGCACAACCTGAGGCCAAAGCAAATGAAAATTTCACGGTCTACCGTGGGATTACGTCTACGCAGCTGCAGCACTTGGCTATGGGCAGTACGATAACCGACAAAGGCTTCGTGTCGACGTCTTCTGATGCTAACGAGGCGAAGAAGTTCGCAGGTACTGCTGGTGCATTGATGGAAATTCGCGTGAAGAAAGGCCAGCCTGCGATATCGGTGAAGGACACGTCGATTTATCCCAGCGAAAAGGAAGTTCTGCTTCCTGCGAACACGTCGTTCAAGGTGGTTGGGAAGAAGATTGGTCCTGAAGGTCGCCCTGTGCTGATTGTGGACTACGTCCCGCCCACGAGCTTGGCGAAAGACCGAGCTTTGACCTACCTGCAACGAGCTGGTTGGGCGAGTACGCCTAAAGACGATGCTCAGCGCCGTCAAGCCATTTTTGACGCGCTGCGTCGCATGTAAACCAGTAGAAAGCGAACTCTTTCAACAGAGGAGGTCAAAATGTAACGCGCGCGCGTACGTTATCAAAAGCAAGCAGGTGAACGTGGAGACTATATGCCGCCTTCCTTTTTCAAACTAGCCCTTGACCGTAACTCCGTGCGGAGTTTCGACAAGAACGGGTTTATGCACGTCGCAAGCTCGCATATCACCAAAGCCATGGTTTGTCCGTATCGAGGTGATGAAATTCCTAATTACAAAAATCTGGGACTCGATGCGGACAAAATCTACCATCTTTTGCGTGACCCTCAAGAACTCGAGAAGTCCGTGCCCACGTGGAAAAATCTGCCGCTCCACATCGAGCACACTGTGGACTTGGCTGATGACCCACAACATGACACGCGAATTGGCACAGTGGGTTCCAACGTCAAATGGAACCCTCCCTTTATTGATGCCGACCTCGCCATATGGGACAAAGCCGCTATCGATGCAATCGAGGATGACGAGCTCCGCGAACTCTCATGCGCATACTTTTACGACCCAGAGCTCAAATCAGGCGAATATGAGGGCCAGCATTACGACATCATCATGCGCAACATTCGAGGCAATCATGTTGCGCTGGTGGATAAAGGCCGTGCAGGCCCTCAAGTAATTGTGGCAGACGCCGCATTAAAACCTAAGTCGGCAGGTGAAACTATGGCAAAACGCAAAATCAACCGCAACAAACTTTTTGCTGCGTTTGACGCCAACCCCTTTATCGAGCGCGCGGAAGTTACCGCGGCCGACCTGCTTCGCGTCATCAATTGCGTCGAGGCTCAGGCGGAAGGCCTC